ACTGTATTAAAAGAATTATTGTCAACACAAGACAAAGCAATTGGTGGTGTCGGTGAGTTCGGAAGCCCTATTGCAAAAATGTTGATAAAAATAGCATTTAGCAATGATTCTAATAACAATGAAAAATTAAAAGCAATAAAAGAAATACTTGACAGGATAGAAGGATTGCCAGACCAGAACGTAAATGTTTCTGCAAGTCCACCGTCTTGGATCAGCGAAGATGATGAAACAAGCGAAACCATATTATGACATAAAAAATTCTAATAAAAGAATTTGTGTTTTACAGGGGGGAACAAGGAGCGGTAAAACATACTCTATACTATTGGCATTAATTGAATTCGCGTATAAAAACAAAGGAAAAAATTTATATATAACAATAGCAAGAAAAACATTTCCGAGTTTGAGAGGAACTGCTATGAGAGATTTTTTTGAAATCCTGCAAAAAGAAAACCTTTACGATGAAAAGAACCATAATAAGTCAGACGCAACATATCACCTTTACGGAAACATTTTTGAATTTATCAGCGTCGATCAGCCACAGAGGGTCCGCGGTCGCAAGAGATCGGTTTTATTTATGAACGAAGCAAATGAATTTACATTCGATGAATACACACAATTAGCATTGAGAACGACTTATAAAATTATAATTGATTTCAACCCCTCGGACGAATTCCATTGGTTATATAGTCAGATAATTGATGCAGACAGAGATGATGTTGACTTTCATATTTCTACATATAAAGACAACCCATTTTTAGAAGAAAGCACAATAAAAGAAATTGAAAGATTAAAGGAAGTTGATGAAAATTTATACAGGGTTTTTGGTGAGGGGCAAAGGGGTGTTGCTACCGAAACCATTTTCCCTGTATTTAGCATAATTAATGAGATCCCAGAAAATGCAAAAGAAGTTGCTCTTGGTTTAGATTTTGGATTTAGCGCTGATCCGACGTCATTGGTCAAAATATATAAACACGATTTGGATTTATATATTGATGAATTACTTTACGAAAAGGGTTTAACAAATCAAGATATTGCAAACAAAATCAAGCATTTAGGTATTGACAGAAGTATTGAAATTTTTGCTGACAGTAGCGAGCCGAAGTCAATAGAGGAGATTTTTCGAATGGGTGGTATTAATATCAAGGGTGCAAAAAAAGGTCCAGACAGTGTGCGTATTGGGATCGATGTTATGAGAAGGCACAAGCTGTTTATCACAAAAAGAAGTGAGAACACAATAAAAGAATTCCGCAATTATAAATGGATAAAAGACAAGAATAATGAAATCACTAATAAACCAATAGATGCATATAACCACACGATTGATGCGGTTCGATATGTTTGCCTAAATAAGCTGATGGTGTCGTATTCTGGTAAATACTATATTAGTTAGACAAAAACAATAATTTTATATTTATAAAAAATGAAGCAGATTAATTTAATAGTTCCAGACAACTGGGGCGATATAACAGTCAGACAATACCAAAAGTTTATGAAGGTATTGGAAGCAGAAAAAGATGAAAAAACAAAGTCGCTTGAAATAGTGGCTATATTTTGTGGTTTGAGCAAAAAGGTTTTGAATGGTATGGCATACAATGATTTAAACAGAGTTGCAGATGTTGTGTTAAATATGACAAAAGAAGATCCATCAAGCATAAAAATGGAAAGACATATTGAGTTTAAAAAAGAAAAATATGCGGTTATGCCAAATATGAGCAAAATGACAACAGGTGAGTTCGTTGACTTAGAAACATACTGCGAAAATGCAACAGATAATTTGCATAAAATTATGTCAGTATTATACAGAAAACAAATTGGTGAGGTCAGCTACTGGGATAGATATGAAATAGAAGATTACGAACCCACAAGAGAAAAAGAAGAATTGATGCTGGATTTACCAATGAATTATGCTCTGGGAGTTATGAATTTTTTTTTTCATTTAGGCGACAAACTTTTGCCAGATTCGAACAGTTATTTGGAGAGGTTAAAATCACGCAAAACGAAGGAACACCACACGAAAGAAGGATAACGACAGAAAAGAGATACAAACAAAAATGGGGTTGGTATTCGATTTTATACAACTTGGCGGGGGGTGATGTCTTGAAGATTGAACCCGTAACCAAAATAAAAATATATGAAGCATTAACATTCCTGTCATACCAACAGGATTTATTTATTTTAGAAAAAGAAAAAAATGGCACAAAATTCTAATAAAACATACAGAAACATTACTTATCGACAAATGA